GAAAGTATAACTGATGTTAGGGCCTTCTCCTCCTAGTCTTGCTCCATCAGACTGGTATCTGTATTGCTGATTAGTTTGCCAATTAGAATCCCAATGAGCATCTTTATTTAGAGCAAGGTTAAAAGCGTTTTGTAAATCGTTATCATCGTTACCTGAACCTGGAGTAAATGGTGGTGTGATAGTTCCTCCTAAGTTTCTATATCGTCTAGTTTTAGCATAAAAAGTTTCGTTAGGCCCTAGTAAACTAGCAAGGTTAACTTGAGAACCTTTAATATTAGCAACTACTAAACTATTATCTTTTTGAGTAATACTTTTAGGTGTTTTAAAAGCAAAGTTTTTAGTAGCAAACGTAAATAACTCTTCAGTAGTTTGACTTCCTTCAGAACCAGTATAAGTAAATACTATTGAAGTGTTAAGACCAATTCCTATTGTCTCTACACTTTTTACAGATGGAGTAGCTATACCATTTTCGTAATAAAGAACTAAAAACTCTATCTTATCAAAAATGCTGTAGTTAGAAGTGTCGACAGTAACAGAAAGAGATTTGCCTGTGTTTATTGCAATAGGGTCTCCGTTATAATCAGCTGAATTAGTTAATTCAGAATCTGATACAATATGTATTAAGTTAGAGGGCGGAGATACTAATGTTTGTTTTCCGTCAAAAGTAATAAGCCTATAAGCAACTTGATACTCACCTGACATTAATGCTCCTCCTCCTGTAACAGATGTTAGTAAAGGTTGAGTAAATTCTACATTAGGATAGATGTCTACTAATCCTGGGTCTAGTGTAGTTAGATTAGGGTCTTCTAAGTTAATAGTTCTAAAGAAGTTATTATAGTCTGTCCAATAAACTCTTTGAGTACAATCAGACTCATATCGTCCCAATGCTTCTATAGGCCAATCTTTACTAAAGTTAAGTAAAGGGCTGTAATACTTTAATGCAGGAAAGCCACTAAGTATTTCTCTAGTAGCTGTGTTGTATTGTATATCGTAAATCCAACTCTTAGTATTGCTGTCATCTGCTACAAATACTATAATTCGATTTCTAATAGTAGTGTAGCCAATGATTTTAGGGTTAGAAGCAGTCCAAGCAGAACCATTAAAATTACCTGATGCAGGAATAGTAAAAGATTCTACCGTACCTTTCATATTAGTAAAGGCTCCTGTAGATTCACCTGAAGTAGTAGTAATTCTAATATCTAGTGCGTCAATATATAAATTAGGTGGGATACTATCGTAAGCAGTATCTTGATTAAGTCCTGTATAAGTATTAACGTGTGGATTCATTATATTGCTGGATTAGGTCCTTGTACACTAGCACTAATAGTATTAATAGTAGACACTAAAGCACTTCCTGCTTTAGGTCTAAATTTACGTTGTTCTGGTAACTGCATATTAGCAAAGAAAGAAGCATGTGCTTGTATATCAGGTATTGTTCTAATAGTAGCATTTTTAACTGACTCAGCTTCGTCAACACCATTCCATTGTTTAGCGTGATTAACTGCTTGAGCAAAATACCAATCTCTGTCTGTTTCTATTTTTTGGAATATAGCATCTCTCAGTTGTCCCATATACCAAAGCTTTCTAGCAATTTTGTGGCCAATATAAAAAGCAGCAGCTTCTAACCATTGTTGTTCAGCTGGTACTACTGGATAACCACAATCATCTGTTGGAATAGCTACGTAGCTCATCATTATAAATCCTTTACTAAAACTAGGAAAGATATAATTGTTTTCTACAGTGTAAGTTTCTCTTGACTCAGTAGTATAATCTCTATCGTCTTTGTGGTATCTTTTGTGAAAGTTGTCTGTAGCCCAACGCATTGGGAAAGGTCTTCCGTGTCCACATTCAGCTTCTTCTATTGAGTCAACTCCTTCTAAATAAGCTGTTTGATTAATTTTATGTAAGTCAAAAGGAAGTTCTCCTAAACCATCACAAATCTCAATATAAGCAATGTTGTTACTCATAACCATACCTACGTTAGTATGAGCCATAAACTCAGCTAACCACTCTAAACCTTCTTCGTCTTTAAGGTCGTAATTAAAGGCAAAGTCTCTTAGTACTTTGTCTATAATAGCTTTGTATGATACGGTTCTTCCTGCAAACATTACATTAAGTTTTTAAATATAGACTCTAATCTATTAGCAATACCTTCAGTTGATTTATCTTTACTAGGGTCTTCTGTGCTTACAGATTTTTCATCTTTGTAAACCCATTCTCCGTTTACTTTTTTACGAGTACATAGGGTAGTAATAAAACCTCCTTCTACTTGTTCTACTCTTGTTTCTTCATAACTACCATCTTCAAATTCTTTGCGAGTAATTTTTACAACTGATTCTACGTCAGTTGAAGAGTTTTCGTTGTTTACTGATTTATCATCCATAATAAAATGTTTTACGGTTAGGGTCTTTTACAACTTTAGCTATCAATCTTGAATATTGTCTTGACGCTTTAAAGCCGTAAAAGCTTTTATATTTTAAACTAGTAGTGTTGTTATCCCAATGATGTTCGTAGAACTCTCCTGATGTGTGATCGTTCTCGTGATACAGTATTGGTTTATTTGGCACTCCTTTTAATTCTTTTAATGTTTGGTCTGGATACTTTACTTTCCAGTACTCTAGTGTAGCTTTCCAATTAGGTCTTACACTCTTAGCTCTCTTGCCTTCTTTAGTAAAATAGTTTAGCTTCTTACTTCTAACTCTTAGCTTACCTATTCCTGTTAGCTTTAACTCTAATCCTGTTTCTACTATTGCTGTACTAAACTTATCAAGTAATACTTTTAAGAATTTGTTATAAACACTTTTGTCTACTTCTCGTTCTTGTTTATGTTTTAAGTAGTGGTTGTAAAAGTCTTTCTTTTTTACTTCTCCTACTTTTCCTACTTTTCTTTCTTTACTACTATTGTCCTGCATTGCTTGCCATTGTTGGTTCTGTCTTACCGTCTTCTGCATTATTAGAATCATCTTGCTGATTAGCTCCTTTTTGCATTAACTGATTAAGTATTTGTGGTTTCATATATTCCCACATCCATAAGTTTAATGGATACGGTTCAGAACTAGAATAACAAGGTTTGCCACTAACACAACTTACAAACTGTTTTAATGAAGTAGGGTCTTCAAATATTCCCCTAACAGTAATGTATTTAGTTAGATTTACACTAGGGTTTTTGCTAGTTATATATAAATAGTTATTGTAAAGAAAAGCGTATACAGCTCTTTGAGTAGTTCTTCCGTGTCCTATATAAGGAACTCTAGAATAGTCTATTAGAACGAATCTAGGCATCATTATATCAGCAGGACCAATTGTTGCAATACCTTTAGTAAAATAAAATTCTATAGTGTTAGGTATTTGTACTTTAGTTCGTAGCACTTTACATTTTGCTGGAACATCTATACAACAATCAATAGGATTAACTAACTCTAATTCTAGACAAGATAAATCTTGTAGTACGTAAGGGTCAATACTTCTATTTTTGTTATATTCATTACGCAACCATAGAGCACGTTGTCCATTAATTAAATCTGTAAAAAGTTCATAAGAGAATGAAGATTCTATAGAGTTAATTGCTAAAGATTCGTCTAACTGTGCGTGAAGGTCGTCTAATGATAACATATAGCAAATATATAAGTTTATTTTTAAATTACTTACCTTGACCTCTATATAACTTCTTATATTTTCTAGAAGTCTTTAATTTAGAAGTTTTAGTTTTTGAATGTATCCCAGGTCTAGATACTTTTATTCTTGTTTTAGCTCCACCTGTTGTTTGTACTTTAGCCATAGCTATCTGTTTTTAAAAGTAAAGTTTAAGATAGTAAACAAATAAAACTCTCTTGATATATCTGCTTCTATTGTTAATATGTCCACATAAGATATTCTTATTGATATTCTTAATTTATCCCATTGTCTTGCGTGGGATTTCCAACCGTTTCTTGTTTTCATTTTAAAATTCTTTTAGTAAGCAATAAGTAAATGTAGGCTGTTTAGATAATTTAAACTCTTGCATTTGCTTTTTATATTTTTGTATTTCACAAGGTACTTGGCAACCTGCTGACCAACCTCCTACAACCGTACCTGTAGCTTTTGCATCAATGTCGTAGCCGTTAGAATGGTAGTTAATCCCGAAGAACCCTTCTTGTAGCAAACCTTGTTCTTCTGATTTATTATCTTTATCTCCGTCTCTATGCACTTTGATTTTAGAACCTAATTGTAGTAAAGCATCTACTTTACCGTGATGTTTACCAAACTTCCAAAGGTCGTAATACCATTCATCAGATTTAACTACCGCTGCTCCATTAGGATTAAATTTGCCAAAGTTTTTTAAAACAGTTACTCCTGGATTAGTAGTACCTTTAATTACTTGTCTAAAAGTCTCACCAATAAAATGATAAAACTTATCATCAAAAGCATCAGGTTTATCTTCTGTTGAACGTACTCCTAATATCCAATGTCCTTGAGGAATACCTTTATAATCAGGTAAACTTTTTGCTCTATCTAATAATTGTTTGTCTGTATAAGTTTTCATAATTATAATATTTCGTCTTTTTGTTTTTTAATAAACTTTGCTAAACCTAGTAAACGTTTAAACATAGCCCATAAACCATAACCTTTTACATTAACTACTTTCTCATCTATTGAATATACTTCGTTAACTACTAAAGCAATAACAGTAATTTTAGTAATAGCTAAAGGTATAGATAAAAATAATAAAAAGAACTCTCCTAATAAATTAATATCTAGTACATAAGCAGTAATTACTACAGTGTTGTACACAAATAATTTAGAAATAAATCTAGCTAATTTATTACTTCTTAACGGTTTTTTCTGTTGCCTAGCCGCCCACACTCCAAAACAAGTATCTAAGAATATAAATAACCCTACTAATACCATAAACACTTTAATAGGAGCAAGTAAAGTTATTCCTAATATAAAGTATTTAATTATTGATGTTTTTAATCCTGTTAAAATGCTGACGACTTCCTGTTTCATGGTTTAAGGTATTTTTTGATTATTTTAAAAGTTAAATATATAAGTAAAATTATTAATGATATTCCTCCTAAATAAGCAAAAAATACAACCCAAGAAGGTATATACTTTACTTTAATCTCTCTTCCTTTTTTATATACTATTTTATCTTTTATAATAGTATTACCTTTTATTGTTTTATAAACAGTATCTACTTTAGCTCTCGAATAATAAACATTATTTCTTAATCTTGTTTCTAAACTTAATATCTTTCCGTTCTTATCTTTTAATATATCTCCAAACCTAGACACAACGTTTCCTAAGCTATCGCAATACAATGAGTCTACTATAGTAACTGTTTCACCAGGTATCTCAATAGTAGTATCTCTATATTCAATGATTGTTTCAGTTTTAGATTCTTGAACGCACAGAGGACAATACTTCTCTAATCTACGTTCTAAAGAACAAGATGATAGCAATAGTAATATTATTAATAGTTTAGTTTTCATTTATTTTAAGTTTATTAACTAAATTAAAACTTCTTGAAATATTACATCAAAGATAGTAGGTTTTCCTAATATCATTTCAATACTTGAATCAATCTGTTGTGTATTTGTATTTGTTAATAAGCATTCCAGTATGTATTTATTTCTGTTTCTATTTCTATTCTGTTTGCTTCTTGGTCTGAAATCCAATATATTAATTCTTGTTTATATCCATTACTTTGAGGACTACTATTTTTCCCCCAAAAATTAAAAGAATTATTTATGTTTGAATTTATAACAGTTGGAAATGCTACATTGTTATGCCAAGCTTTAACCTCATTAGAACTATTCCTTAAAACAGTTTGTAAAAATATTCCTGTTGCTGCACTTGTTCCATGTGTAAATGTTGAACCGTAACCTGTTTGAACAACATTACTGGTACTCCACTGCCCTATAAATGGTTGGGAAACACTACTTCCTAAATTAATAATTCTTTGTGTTAATGCAGTTCTATTAAATACAGCAATTTGCGTATTTTGCTGTACTGGTGCAAAAGAAGTTGCAGTAGAATATGCATCATTAATCCATATCGTAGATATTTTATTTGTTATAGGGTCTGTTATAACTGTACCCGCTGAAACAATTTGTGCTTGAGATATTGCGGCTACTTGAGTAGCGTTGTTAGCGTTTGTACTTTGGTCGTACCATGTAGTTATAAATCCATTATCTAAAGCTCCAGTCCCAACAAAAGCTAACAAAGCAACTGTGTCTAAATTACCGTTTGAATCAAATCCTATATCTTGTTCAGCTAAATCTGTTCTCCTAACTCTTATAGCATTACCTGAATAAGCCGTTCTAAGTTTACGCAAAGAATAAGCAACCTTTGCATTAGGATAAGTGTCTAATAATAAAGAAATAACAGTATTTGAAGCTAGTGTTATATTACAGCCTCTACTTATACCTAAGTTATTATTAAAATTTATATTAGTGCTCATTTACGCTTCTGTTATTACTTCAAATTCCGTTGGTTCTCCTAATATAACCTCAATACTTTCATCAAAAATAATATACCAAAATATAGGTGTATTTAAACTTGCTTCCTCATAGTCAACCCAATATTGTGTAACGTCTTCAGGTGACTTTGGTAGTCCATAATAATCAGCACAAGCTTTTCTTGCATCTATTGCCTCTTGTTCTGTTGTGTATTTATATCCTTCAATTTCCATTAGTACACATTGTAATAATCATTAATATTTGTTTCTATTCCTATTCTATTTGCACTTTGTTCTGAATCCCAATATATGTATTCTTGGTATTGTCCAGCAGTTTGACTTGTAGTATATCTACCAAAAGCATTTAATGTTTGAGATATTGGTGCTTCTGTTGCTGTATTAGTTAATTGAACTCCATTACGGTAAGCAACTTTTAAATTTGCTAAATCTTTTAATGAAGTCATTATACATCTGCCAACAGTAGATATATTTTGAAATACTAAATTCGAGGGCATTCTACTAGCAACCGCATAAGCTGAGCCAGTTCCTAACCAATATAAAGTCGCTGGATTATTAGCTAAAGTATTACCTAAATGAACTAAAACATCAGTTGTTGTTCCTCCTCTTCTAAACATTGAAACAGATAAGTATTTAGTATTAGTACTTATTCCGCTTGTTAAATTATAAAAATCACCTGTCCAAGTTGAAGTAATTTTACTTGTATCGGCATCTAAAATTAACGCACCCTCTGAAACAATTTGAGCTTGGTTTGCCGCTGTTGCTTGAATAGCATTATTACCATTTGTACTTTGGTCATACCAAGTTGTTACAAATCCATTACCAGCATTTGCAGTTGCAACTGTTTTAGTGTATGTTCTTACTAATGAAGTTGCAGTTATTTGAGCACCCCATATAAAAACACCACTTACTCCATCACCTAGATAATTAATTGGACTTGGTGAGCCAGTAGGATTTAGTAAACTAATTGTTATTACATTCCTTGTTTGAGTATTGGTAGCAGTAACTTGATAACTCAATCTATACCAACCATTTCCCACATCTTGAAGTATAGGAGTTATTAGGAATGTATTATTGCTTAATGTACCAGTTAATAAATCAACATCAACTGTATATGTTGCTAAATTTGACAAAGGTGATTCTACTCGGGCATTTCTACCTCCATGTTTTAAATATACTGAAACATTATATGTAACTCCAGTAGTAACAAGCAATTGTCTGGATGTCAAATGTCCTTGACTTATAAGATTTTCTATAATTTTATCAGCTGTAGTTGTACCATCTGGAGCAACTTCAACATTAACATAAGGTGGTGTTGCAGTTGTGTTTAACCCACTTTTTGTCCAAGCTGCGTTATCCCATTCTTCTGAAAAAGTCCAAAGGTTATAACCAATCCAATCAGTAAGTGTATCATTTATTTCATCAAATCCAAAGTCTTGTTCAGCGTTATCAACACTTCTTCTTACTTTAATAGGGTTTCCATTACTTGGAGCTACAACAGTTTTTTCATAAGGTAACACCGATGAACTTAGACTTATTTGAACACCCCATATAGCAACACCTTTTGTTATATCACCAATATAATTAGTATTAATACCATCTGGTGATGTTAATACTTGGAAATTTGTGAAAGTACCAGGAGTTGAAGCAATAGTACCAAATTGTATAAAATACCAGTCATTTCCCACACTTGTTATTGTTGGCGCAACTCTGAAACTACCAGAATTTGAAAGTACTGTACCAGTAGATAAATCTACCCAAGATGTAGGTTGTGTCACACCATCAGTTGACATTTGCGTTGCTGCCCTAACATTTATAAAATCTCTCCCGTTTGCTTTAGCCCAAAATGATACTGTATATTCTTCTCCAGTTGTTACAACTCTTAGTCTTCTTAGTGAGTGTGATTGTGCTATTGTAGATGTTTCAAATGCGACATCTGCTGTAAGACTACCATCTGGTGCGATTAACACATCACTAGTTATAGATGTACCTTCTTTTGTCCAAGCACCTTCTTGCATCTCTTCAGAATAAGTCCAAAGGTTATTAGATTTTTTATAACCACTTCTTAACTTACGTAAAGAATAAGCAACAGCTGCATTAGGGTATAAATCTAACAGCAAAGGTTGTGCTTTCGGCATTAAAGAAATTAGGCTTCTGTACATACTCCTATAATATCAAATTTAGTATCTGTTAAATTATAAATACAACCAATATAAGTGGTCTTATTAGCCACCGTTGTTGTTGGTAAAGTTACTCCTATTGCTCTAAAATTAGTTCCATATCCAATCGTTTGTGGCGTTCCATCGTCTTTAATTCTTATAATCAATGATTGACCTTCAGCAAATGTACCAGTAGGGTTAGCAAGTGTAAGTCCTACCGCCTGAGCTGTTATCTTCACTAGGTCATTTGTGCTAGTTGGTGTAACTGTAGCACTAGATGCAACTGACTGAACTCTAGGATTCATAAATGTGCTAACCGTACCATCAGCCATTAAGAACTCAGTAGCAAGTCCACCAGTTTTAACCAATGTAGTAGCTTCTAATGTACCGATTATTGTAGCCGCATTCCCACTACCTGATGTCTTATTGACCTTGAGTCCTTCATTAGCACCACCCTTAGTGATTAACAATCCTATTCCACTACCACTTGAGTGAGTAGCTGTAAGAGTGTCTGTGCTACCATTGTGAGTGAATGTACCTTTAGCGGCATCTAAATGAAACGTACCTAAGTTGACATCAGCTGTAGCACCAATGTAAGGTACTTTACCAGATAATTGAGCACTATCAGTAAGTGTTTTAGGGCTTACAAATTTATCCGTAACAGTTCCTGCATCTACTTCTACTTGAGTAGCTTGATAAGGTGTTTCTATAAATTCTATTACTAAAGGACTTGTGGTAAAACAATAGTATATCCCTTTAGGGTAAAAAGAGCCACCCAAAGAGCCTGGTAACCAAGCTGTACCTTGAGAATTTTGACACCAATAAAAAGTATCTGCGGTAGGAGGTAAAGCTAATAATGCAGCATAATCATCTACTACAGTTATTTCTGTACCACCACCACCGCCAGCAGTCGTTAGAAAAGCAAATATTTTCATTATTCTACAGTTAACAATATAATATCTGAAGGAGTAGCAGAAGGATTAGATAAAGTAAATGTATTACAAGTTTTGTTTCCTTCTCCTGAAAAGTTATAAGTACCACTTGGTAAAGTAGCTCCTGCAAAATCAATAGTTTGACCTGTAGGCACTATTAATGTAACTCCTGTGTATTTATTAGCAGGAAGGTTGTAAGGAAATGTTAAAGTTCTACCTAATATAGCTCCAGCAATAAATGTACCTGTTAAAGCAGATTCTATATTATTTAAAGAAGTGTTTACAGTTTGTAAAGTACTTTCTTTAGCTAAACCTGTAGCTGTTAAATCAACAGAATTAACTCTTACTAACAGTTCTTCTTGTCCTGTTACTTTTACTTTAGTATTATTGTTTCCTGTGATAGAGACTTCTCTTTGTGACATGTTGTATTTTTTTAATTATTTGTATAATAGTTTTTTTATTGTTCCGTAAGGGATAGTGTTATAAATAACAGTATTGTTAGGTATATCTCTAGGGTCGTAACAATTTAATATTTCTAATACTCTTCTTTGTTCTTTTAAAGACTCTTCAAGTTTACATACGTCTATTCCAAAAATTAGATTATTAACGTACTCTAGTGCACATTTAGAATATTCACATTGTTTACTCCAAACTGCTAATTTATAACAATTAATTGATTCAACATAAGGATTAGGTATAGTACAAGGTTCAACCTCAAACGCTTCAAATATGCTACCTTCTTCAATTGTGTAAGTTCCGAAAGGGCAGGGGGTGTCTTCTGATAAAGTAGGAGGGTTTTCTCCAACGTCCATAACCCAAAAAGTACCATCTAAACTATCCCATTGAAGTGTATTTCCATCAAAAACATCATAAATGGGTTTACCGTATAATGTACCACTACTCTCCACCTCCACCGTTACAGGCTCTTCACCCACTAAGGTATAAGTAACTTTTATACAATCACAATTTTGAGTAAGCATAGTTCCTTGTTTTTAATTATGCTATAACAACTACTCTTACTACTACACTTAAAGCAGAACCTGCAAAAATACAAGTAATATCACCTGTTGCATTACTTATAGTAACTGATAGCCCACTATTAGCACTGTTTGCCAATGTCCATAAATTAACAAAAGGTCCTGAAGAAGGTCTATACCAAACTTGTACTTGTAAATTAGTAAAGCCTGCGGCAACACTTTCAAATAAACAACCGTTAGGTACAGCAGTGCAAGATGTTAGCTCTGTTCTTGTAATAGCACAAGTACCACTTTCTAAATTAGAAGTAAAGTCTTTAACAAATTTAAAAGCATTTGTTCCATTAGTACCTGCTGCACCTGTAGCTCCAGTAGATCCAGTTGCACCTGTTGGACCAGTTAAATCTTCACTAGTAAAACTAGTGCCATCAGTATAATAGATAGTAAAAGTACCGTCCTCATTGTCTACTGTTGAGCTTACTCCTACTCCGTTTGTTCCTTTAAACAGAGTTATTTCATTGCAATTATTACAAGTACACATAGTTAGTTGTATTATTTATTTATTAGCAATTACCTGAACACCCACAACTTGCACAACCTACAATAGTCTCACAAAAAGTTGAAGCAGCGTTTAGTATGTTATCAGCAGTATCAAAGTCAGCACAAGCAAAAGCAGTTTTGATTCCATAGATAAATATTTCCATTTGGTCAACTTGCTCTTTTAACTTAGCTACTGTTGGCGTGTTACAAGCATTAATTAATTTTAGTACTAAAGCATCTTTACAATTACATAGATTGCATAAAAATAGTACGTGTTGAGTTTCATTAGTATATACTTCGCCTTCTGGTCCTATAACAGTGTAAACTAATTGGTAAATTCCATCAGGGTTAGACCAAGTAGCTTCAGTTAAAATAGGAAAACTTCCAGGTACAGGAGCAGAGACTACATTTGCATATAAGTCTAGACCTGTAGCAGTGTCTTTAAGTATGTATTGAGAAACTAAAGAAACTCCGTTAATAACAGTTAAAGAAATAGGTTGAGCTATATTAACTTGGTAAGTACCTCCATTATTAGTACCGTTACCTGTAAGAAATGCTGTGATTACTGTACCAGGAGCTATTCCTGGAGCTATTAGTGCTTGACCAATAGCAAAAGTTCCTGTTAAATGTGTAACATCTGTAAAAACGTTACCAACAATGGTTCCGTTTCCTGATGCTAATATTGCAGGAGTCTGTTCTAAGTTAAAGAACGCTACGCTTGCGTATTGTATTTCGTCTGTGTCTATGTTAGGTGAACCCCATCCTCCTGTGTTAGTAGTTATCACATAAGGATTAGTTTGCTCTGTAAAAGAAATTAAGTTACATTTACCTGATAAACTACTAGAAATTTTAGGGAGTAGAGCCATAACAATTTTATATATTCAAAAGTAAACAAAAAAATAGTAGTACCCACCACATAGACAGCAAAATTTCTGTGGTGGGACTACTGGGGGTTGGAGAATTTACTCGTCAAAATCTGCCGCAGTAAGACCTAAAGCTACTACAAATGTTTCACCATTGTTAGCTGTAGCTGTGTCTAAGTCTCCTGAAGAATCTAAATTAAGATATACTACTACGTTACCTCTTGCAGTTGAGGCTGAAACTAATCCGCCAATATTCTCTTCCCAAGCAATGTTAAGAGCAGAATATTTAGAAGTAGCAGCAGTGTTGCTGTTTACTCCTGGGATTTTAACAACTTGGTCACGAGGTACAGAAGGAGTAGCCAATTGGTTATTTTCTCCTTCAAAACCGTAGTTCATATATTCGTCCATAGCAACTTGTTGCCATACACCATTACCATTACGAGCACCTGTAAGCAAAGTAACTAAAGTAGACGTATCTGAAAAAGTTACATTGAAACGGTTAGCGTAGTAATCTCTAAATGTGTTAACATTAAATGGAGCAGCAACACCTGTCAAACGTACACCGTAGTCACCTGGAGTTCCTACAATACCTACTTGAGAAGCTGCTGTAGTACCACCTGCTACTAAACCTGTATCACCTTGGTAAGCATAGTTTAATGTAACAGACGTAGTAGAAGAAGCTGTAATTTTATAAGCTACTCCTAATGAACGTAAAATACCACCTACAGTTGGAGCTGTAGCTGTAGAAGCTGCACCTGCACTATCAGTAAACAAAGCTACTCTTGAACCTTTAGTAAAAGATAAGTGTGTTGCAGTTCCTACCCAGTCAGCTTGAGTTCCAGCAACTAATGCTTCAAACTTCAAGTAACCATTAGCAGGCTCTTGTGCAAAGTTTTTAATACCATTTGCAACTAATGCAAAAGCCAATTCTTCTTGAGTACCTGAAGCATCAGTACGAACTGGACCAGCAAATAAACTCATAGGTTGAGAACGGTTAGCTGCATCGTTATCGTGCTTACGAACTTTGATATAAAAATCAGAGTTGCTAGCTACAGGAAGAGCACCAGTTGTACCATTATAACCAACAGTAGTAACTTGCTGAACAGCAGGTCTATGTTTAGCAATAGTAAACTTAGCAGTTCCTTTAGTAATAACTGGAGATTTCATTAATGGCTCAGTAGCTCCTTTACCTTGTACTACAAGATATTGGTCACCATTTGCTAACGCTGCATATTCAGTGTTAGACATTCTACGTAAACCTAAGTCACATAGTACGACTGCACCAGCAGGTAAGTTAGCGTTTGTAATAACTGTACCTACAGCAGGTAACGCTGTAGTAGCTACATCTACGTCGTTTAGCACTACGCTAAACACATTGTTTGCTTTTCTTAACATTTTATTTTGTTTTTAAATTATTAATCTTTTATTATTCTAAATCTTTAAATCCTTCTATTAAAGGAACTTTTTGTTCTTTAACTCTTTGTAGTAACAAGTCTGCTGCAATATCTACTATAACTACGTGAGTTGAAGTATCTAATTCACAGTTTCTTTGATTAGCAACAGTAGTTCTATTAACTACTATGTCTAGTGGGTTTTTAACATATCTAATATGATAGTTAGTTATATTAAAAGTTTTATCAGTAAACAATTCGTGACGTTTAGCAGTTGCAGCAGCACTAGGTAAAATACCCGAAGTACTTCTTGAAAACTCAGAACGCCAAACTCTACAATCTCCCGTAGTATTAAAAAACGGTTTTTTATATTTGCTCCAGTTAAACCTTTGCATTTCATTGTGAGCAATTGTTACTATGTACCCAATAATAAATTCCTCTGTTCCACATATCTTTTTATCTATAGTACACTCTTCGTATATAGTATACATGTGGTCAAGCGGTAAATCAAAGAACTTTCCTATAACATAATTATTCGTAATAACTCCTGTTTGAGAAGCAGAAGCCGTTAGGTTGTTGCCGTCTTTTACTAAAGCAGCTAATCCTTGGTTTCTTATTTCAATTTCTTCAAAGCCTTTGCCTTTTCTATTGTTTACTTCATCAAAAAACTTTTTAACGTATAGCTGTTGTGCTTCAGATAATACAGAAGTGTAGTCAAAGTCTTCGTACCCAGGGGAACCAAAACTAGATACTCTATCTACTTTCTCATCTAGCAAATTAGCCATTTCGTTAGCCGTCATTATTTACGTTTTAATAATTCAATTTTTCCTTTTATTCTCATTTTAGATTCTTGGTTATCAGGATTTAAAAGATAATTGATAGTATCATTTAAATCTCCTAATTCAGCACCGTTATCTAAAACATATCTTTTTTCTCCTTTACGAATTATTGCACCAGCTTCAATAGCTTCTTGTACAAAGATACGCTCGTTATACTGCGGATGGTCAACTACTTCTAAGAAATATTTAGGGCTGTTATCAACAACATTTAATACTTCTCCTTTTAGCCATTCATCAGTAGCAGTAGCAGGAATAGTTCTACCTAGTGATTTAATAAATCCTATGATAGAAGAACGACTGTTTGTAACTTCAGCAAACTTAATATAAGCTTGAGATTTTACGTTAGCTTCTTCAAGTTTTTGAGATGTAACTTTACTTTCATCTACAATCATAAACTCGTAAGTAGCTTTTAAGGTTCTCTCATCGTAAGATGGAGCGATAAGCATTCTATTAGAAATCAGTATTAGATACTTTAACATATCTAAAGATTGATTCAAGTTTAATGTCATCCCTTCTTTAGTAATAACTACTCTACCTCTACGATCACTTCTCCAGAAGTTTTTATCTGCTTCTAATGTAGGGTTTAAGTCTACTCCTAACTCTTTTTCAAAGAACTCTTTTTGGGTCATTCCGTTAGGAAATGATTCCATATACTTTTGGATTTTGACTCTCTTTTGGTCGTCCAAAATAACTTTTACTCCTCCTCCTTTTAATTCGCTATTAAGTGGTACTTGATAGCTTCGTTTTACTTTGTTATACATAAAAGGGTCTTTTTGTTTTTCTTGACCTTTTACTAATAACGTGCTCCATTTGCCTGAAGACTCTACTGCTTTTACAGAAACTAATCTATTTTGTAGAAAAGTACCGTAAACAGTTTTTTGTTTTTCTGCTGTTTCCATTTTTTGCTGTCTTAAATTATTATATTAAATTCTCCGTTTTAAAAAAGTCCTCCTCTTTTTAGGGAGGAGAACTCGTTTAAATTATTATCATCTTTCAACTACTAAGCGTAAGTCTACAACTTTAGTTGGGTCTTCAATCATCATACCGCCCCATTTTTGGAAATGTACAGAGTAACCGTCAACTGGTGAAGCTACCATTTTAGGTGAACCTTTTCCTGCTGGAGAGAATGGGTCTCTCATACCTGGGATATAAGCCCAATTGTAATCAGGAACTCCTTTTGGTTTAATACGGTAGATACCTGCATTATCTCCATAATCCAAAGCAAGGATTCTGTGTGATTCTACGATACCTTTACCGTCAGGGTGACGTTGTGGGAAGTATACATCATCATCGAAGAAATCAACGATTTCAACCATAATAGTAACTCCATTGTACCATTCGTAAACATTCCATTGTGGCTCCATTAAACCTTTAGTGTTTTTTCCACCTAAGTTTCCTGGGTTAGTATTAGAAGTTAAGAATTTGTCAGAGATTACTGTAAACTTACCACCTGCTGATTTAGCGTTAATTTGTTTAGAGATTTCAATAGCACCAAACTCACCTGTTAACAAGTGGATAGTACGTTTTCCACGCTCTAATTTACCAACACCCATGTCTAACAACATTTCTAAATGCCAGTCAAGGTCATAAGTATTGTAGTAGTGAACGTTAGATGGAGCGATTTGCTCAAAGAAACCTGCACCTGATTCGATAGCATATTTCGTTTTATCATCTTTGTTCAAGTATTTGTGGTCAGCAGTCCAGTTTTTCTTACCGTACATCAACATTCTTGCGAACATTTCTTCACACTGGTGGTGAGCAACTAAATCTTGGTAGTTAATCCACACAGACTCAGATTGTCCTTTGTAATTGAAACCAAATTCTAATGGTTCGTTTTTACCTTTATTAATAGTGTTACCTGCTACTTCATATTCCATTCTCATTGTTGTAGGACGGTTTTCCATTCTCCAAGGAGATGTGAAGTAAGGCTTAGCACCTTGATAAGATAATGTAGAAGGACTTAATGAATAGTATTTAGACCAACGAGTTCCAACAGCTAATTCCTCAGAAGGAACAGTTTTGTTAGGATTGTCTGTAACTAATTCAACTTCTACTTTGTAACGAGAACCAGCATCCATAGCTTTTTTAACTAATAAGTGGTAATCATCAACTTCTCCTCTTAGTACGTTTGTTTCTTCAAACAAAGGTTCATCAAAGATTAAATAGAAACGCTCTCCGTTTGCACCTACGTTAGCAGGGAAAGTTCCAGCAGAAATAGTAAGACCATTGATTGTTTCAGCGTCTACTAAAGGCAAGTTTTTATCTTGTTGTCCTTGTAGCATCCAGTTGTAAAAACCATTTTCTTGTTCTACTTCTTTAACAGGAAATCTATCAACAAATTCACGAAGTTTGCCTTGTAAATTAGTTTTGTAGATTTCTTTGATTACGTTACTAATCAATTGTGGTTTTTGTTGGTATAAAGAATAGAAGTGGTTATCTGTTACCAGACCATTGTAATCTTTCGCTTCATACCTTTGTAATGGAAGTAATTGAGCCATTTTGTTTTTTTTAAATTGTTAACGGTATATATTTATTATTTTTTAGTAAAAGCACTCTCTAGCATACTTAGTAATCCTTCAGTTTTCTGTGATGTTTCTACTGATGTATTACGTCCT